CACCCGTTCGCTTCTGGACTCGGCCTATTTCGCCCTGAACGGTCGCTATGAAGTGGCTGTGGGTGCAGGCCGGGCTAACGAGTTCACGATGCAGGACTTGCTCCGGAATGAGCCGGGCTCTCCGGTTCGCTCGCAGGACGGTAACTCGGTTCGCCCGATGAGCACGGGAAGCCTTGGCTTCGATGCGGCGGGCGCGCTGGAGTATTTCAGCACGGTATCGGAGGGCCGGACGGGCATTGTTCGCAACGCTCAAGGGCTGAATCCCGACACGCTGCACGACACGGCCAAGGGCGCGGCGGCGCTGATGAGCGCGGCGCAAAAGCGGACGCGGATGATCGCCCGTATCTTTGCTGAAACGGGCGTCAAGGACATGTTCCTGGGCGTCCACGCGCTTCTGAGGCGTCACGGCACGCAAGCCGATACGGTGCGCCTGCGTGGGAAGTGGGTGGACATCGACCCGTCCCAATGGGGCGAGCGCAAGGACATGACTATCGAGATCGGCGTGGGTTCGGGTGGTCGTGAACAGGCGATCCTCGCCGGTAACGAACTCATGGGCCTGATGGAGAAGGTCATTGCGCTGCAGGGTGGGACCAAGGGGCCGATGGTCACGCTTGAGAACGCCTACAACGCGATTCAGCGGTATATTGAGAAGGGCCTTGGCTTCAAGTCGGCTGACCCGTTCATCACCGATCCCAAGGATGCGGAGCAACAGCCGCAAGAGCCGCCGCCGCCCGATCCGAAGATGATCGAGATGCAGCAGCGGATGCAGATCGAGCAACAGAAGCTCGAAATGGAACGCGAAAAGAACGCCGCCGAACTGGAAATGAAGCAGCAACAGATGGTCGTGGAAGCCCAGCTTAAGCGCGAGCAAATGGCGGCCGAGATTGAGTTGCGCCGCGAACAGATGATGGCTGAGATGCGGCTCAAGGGAACGCAAATGGCCCTGACGGACATCGGTTCGGGCCTAAGCGCGGTCCACATGGGAGGTGAGATCGGGTGAGTAAATCTGGACAAACGCGGGAGTGGAAAGCCGGGTTTGAGCCGGACGACCCCGATCAACGCTATGCGTTCGTCATTCAAAAGCTGGCGCATTACGCCGGGCTGCTGAAAGAGGCGCTGTTAGAAGACGACCTTGGGAATTGCGACCTTGCCGGGTGGGCGTTGGCCCATGATGACGGGTCCGAAGATGGGTATATCGCCGATCTGTTCACCGCCGACGCATCCGTCATTGCCAAAATGTGCCTTTTGATTGAGCGCGAAGCCGCCCGCCTTGCCGGTAAGCCCGATGAGTGAGTTTGACGACGAAGCCGTCAAGCAGCGGGCCATCCGGGCGCAGCGCGAGCTTGCCGAGACGCAAAACGCCTTTGACGTGATGCGCGCTTCGGCAATCGAGGCGTGGCTATCGTCCAAACCCATCGAGGCCGAATACCGGGAGCAGCTTCACCGGTCGGTCCAGACTATCGACGCGGTGCGCGCGTATCTGCTGCAAATCGTGGCGAGCGCCGAAGTCGTGGATTTCGCGGAACACATCCGCACTCCGGGCCAATAGGCCACAAACCGCCGTCAGCCCGCGAGGGAACGGCCATCCCATAGGTAAAGAATGTCCGAACCGTCTGACGGTGCGCTGAGTATTGACCAAGCGGCGGCGCTTATCGCCCCCGAGCCCGAGGAAGCCCCAGAGGCCGCGCCTGAGCCCGCTGAGGAGCCAGGGGATACCGAAGAGCCGGAACCGGCTGACGAAGCCTCTGACGAGCCGCTAGAGGCCGACGAGGGGGATGACGGAGAAGGCGAAGAGGCTGACGAGGCCGAAGACACCGCTCCGGTTGTCGATCCGCCCTACTACTGGCCTGCGGAGGCCAAAGAGAAGTTCGGCAAGCTGCCCGCTGACCTGCAAGAGCTAGTCGCGGAGCAGGAAAAGGGCCGTGATACGGCGATCCGCTCGGCGCAAGAGCAAATGGCTATCGCCCGCAAGGCTGCGGAGGCGGAAGCCAGCAAGTTTATCCAGCAAGGCCCGATAATCGAGGCGCTGCTGGACGCGGTTCAGACGGCCTACAAGGCGAACGACTGGGATACGGTGGACTGGGCGGCATGGGCCGATCAGGACCCGAAGGCGGCCCTTAAGGGCAAGCTGCTCTATGAAGCCCAAACCCGTCAGATGCAGCAGCTTGAAGCTGCCAGGCAAACGGCGGAAGCGGAGTCCTTCAAAGCATACACGATTGAGCAAGCGGGGGAGCTTCAACGGCTAGCCCCTGAGATTGCCGCTGACGACGCCAAGCGCGCCGACATCGTGAAATACCTGATCAACGACAACGGTTACGATCAGGAGACTATCCGGGGCATCCGCGCCAAAGACGTGGTTATCGCCCACAAAGCGATGCTCTGGGACCGAGCACAATCCAAGGCCAAAGCGCAGAGCGTGAAGGGAGCCGAAAGGCCAGCCCAACCGACGCCGCGTCCGGCTCAATCATCGGCGTCTGTCCGCCCGGTTAGACCGGGAACGGGATCAACAGCGCCATCCCCCAAACGAGCCGTCATCGAGCGCGAAGCGGCCTTCAAATCGAAGCCGTCTATCGACAACGCCGTGGCGATGCTCCTCGCTAGAGGAACCGGTTAGACCCCGGTTTAGCAATCATGAGCGCTCCTACCAATACCGTTACCACGCTGATCAGCGTCGGGAACCGTGAAGACCTTTCCGACGTGATCAGCCGTGTTGCCCCTGAGGAAACCCCTCTGATCAGCAACATCGGCACCCAAAAGGTGTCGGCGATCTACTCGGAATGGCAGACCGAAACCCTCGCCGCCGCCGATCCGACCAATGCCCAACTCGAAGGCGACGACATCGGCACATTCTCGGCGGGCAACCTGACCACGCGGGTTGGCAACTACTGCCAAATCTATCGCAAAGACTTCCTCGTTTCTCGCACCGAGGAAGTGGTCAACAAGGCCGGTCGTTCTTCGGAAATCGCTCGTCAAAAGACCCTCAAGGGTCTGGAGATGCGTCGAGACGAGGAAGCCCGCTACATCGGCAACTATGCCTCTGTCGCGGAATCCGGCGCCACCACCCGCAAGTCGGCCTCGCTGCAAGCATGGATCACCACCAACGACAGCCGGGGCGCTGGCGGTTCGGACGGCGGTTTCTCGGGTGGCATCGTCGCCGCCGCGACCAACGGCACGCAACGCACCTTCACGGAAGCTCTGGTGAAAACCGTGCTTTCGACCGCGTTCGAATCCGGCGGTCGCCCCTCGCTCGGCTTCATGAAGGCCGCGCACAAGCAACAGTTTGCCGCCTTCACCGGTATCGCTGACATTCGTGTCAACGCCAACCCGGGCAAGATGGCGAACATCATCGCCGGTGCGGACATGTACACGTCTGACTTCGGCAACATCACGCTGGTTCCCCACCCCTACGAGATCACGCGGGCTTGCCTGTTCGTCGATCCCGACAAGGTGAAGGTCGGCGTTCTGGACGGCGTGAAGTCCAAGCGCCTCGCCGATACCGGCGACAGCGAGAAGTACATGATCACGAAGGAATCGACGCTGGTTGTTCTCAACCAGAAGGCTCACGCCATCGTCGCCGATCTGACCTGATCCGAGAACAGGGGGGAGGCATCCCGCTTCCCCCCACACTCCAAAAGGTTCCCATGCAAGCCGAAACTGAAGTCAAGCGCGGCCCCGGTCGCCCGCCCAAAGCCGTGTCCGAAGCTGCTCCCGTGGCGTCCGATGTGGCCGCTATCCTCGCGACTGAACGCGAAAAGATCATGGCGCAAGCCCGTGCGGAGGTCGAAGCCGCGCACGCTGAATCCGCCGCCAAGGCCAAGGCCGAGGCCGAACGGCTGGTCAAGGAGGCCCTTGCTGAAGAGGCCAAACAGCGCGCCGACGACGCCGAAATTCTGCGACTGGCGAGAGCCGCGCAAGACCTGGTGGAATGTCGCGTCCTGCCGATGGGGGACAAGCGTATCCACACCGGCGAACTGAGCGACGTGGATCAAAAGCCCCTCAAGTTCGCTCGCGGCGACAAGTTCTGGATCGCCCGCTCGATTGCCGTTGCTCAAGAGGCGGCGGGGCGGGTCGAAATCCTCTGATGGCTGAGCCGTTTTTCACGTCAAGCGCGGGGGTTCGCCACTATTGGGACGACACCCCGGAAGGCCCGGTTATCCGGTCGGAGCACGACGTTGCCCCGGCTCTGGAAGCGGCGCTCGCCATGCGTAACGAGAACGACGGCTACAGCCCCTCGCGTGAACTACGGCGGGTGGGCCACCTGCCCGCCGTGATCATCCTCAAATGGCTTCAAGAGGAAGGGTGGAACGCGATGAACCCGCACCATCACGACCGCCTCGTTAAGAAGCTGAACGATCCCGATTGGGCGTATCTGCGCACCGCGCCGGGCCAGATCGGGTATTCCAACGGGGTTATGCGCTAGATGGCCCTGACCTCATATACGACGCTGAAGGCATCGGTTGCGGATTTTCTCAACCGTTCGGACCTGACGAGCGCCATTCCCGACTTTATCACCCTGGCCGAGGCTGAGATGCGTCGCCGGTTGAGAGACATGGCGCGGGCCACGGCAACAATCACGACCGAATACAGCGAGGTTCCTACGGACTTCGGCTCGGTCATCACGTTCGATCTCAACACCACGCCGGTTACGCCGCTTGAGTATCTTTCTCCAGATCAATTCACCAACGACAGCCCCAACTATCGCAGCACGGGGCAATGCCAGTTTTATACCATCGTGGCGGGCGAATTTCGGTTCATGCCAGTCCCGGCGGGGAGCTACACGGCCCGCCTGACCTATTGGCGCAAGATCACCGCGCTTTCGGCGGACGTGGCGAGCAATTGGGTATTGGAAGATCATCCCGACGCTTACCTATACGGCTCACTGAAGGCTTCGGCGCCCTATCTGAAGGATGACGCGCGGATCAGCATCTGGGGCCAGCTTTTCGAGGAAGCGATGGTCTCAATCGAGACCATGACCCGTAAGGATATGCTCGGCGGGACGATGCAAATGACGCCGACGTTCAGGGAATAGAGCATGACCCTTCAGCTTTCCACGACCGTCCGTAACGCCATGCTGGACGCTATCGAGTCCACCACGGGCGCGGTTGCCCTTCTCTACATCCGTTCGGGTTCGGTCGAAGCGACGCCTGCCACGGCTGACAGCGGGACGCTGCTTTGCACGATCACGCTCCCCTCTGACTGGATGAGCGCGGCCTCTGGGGGTGTGAAGTCCAAGCTCGGCACATGGTCTGGAACGGTGGCGACGGGCGGCACGGCGGAACATTTCCGCATCAAGGACCCGACCGGGACGACGGTACATCTGCAAGGCACGGTGACGGCCACGGGCGGCGGCGGGGACATGATCCTCGACAATACCACTCTGGTCGCTACGCAAACGGTTACGGTCAACACGTTCCAACTGACCGCCTCTAACCCGTAAGGCCCTCCGATGGCCGACAAGGTTATATTTCTAACCTCCGGCTCTAGCTGGACGGTCCCGTCTGACTTCTCAACACCTAACTCGATTGAGTGCATCGGGGCGGGTGCGCCGGGTGCTGCCGGGGGCGACGGCGGTGGTGGTGGCGCTTACTCAAAGATCGTCAACCAGTCCCTTTCCGGGTCGGTAAGCTATCAGGTCGGCACGGGCGATACATGGTTCTCGTCATCGGGAACCGTGCTCGCCAAGGCCGCATCAACCATCAACGGCGGCGCGTCCGCATCCGGGGTCGGAACTACCAAATACAGCGGCGGCTCTGGCGGCACTGTAAGCGGGACCGATGGCGGGGGCGGTGGTGGCGCTGCTGGTCCTACGGCGGTCGGGACGGACGGTGATCCGGGCGACGGCCTAGGGACGGGCGGCAACGGCGGGGTCGGAGGCGGCGTTGGGGGCGGCGGTGGCGGCCTTGGGGGCTTGGGTGTTGCCGGTGATAACGGAAACGCCGGGACGGGCTGGACGGCCACGGCAGGCGGCACGGCGGGGCCGGGCGGCGGCGGCGGCGGTGGGGGCGCAGCCAACAACGGTGGCAACGGCGGATTATACGGCGCGGGCGGCGGTGGACGGTCGGGCGGGTCGCAAAACGGCCTGATCGTCATCACCTACACGCCCGGCGCTGCCGGAACACTGGACGTAACACTAGGCGCGCTGACGTTCGCTTCGGACGTTGACGCCATCGCCGGGGCGAGCCTGACGGCGACATTAGGGGCCCTGACGTTCGCGTCCGATGTGGATGCGATTGCGGGGCTCTCACTCACGACGGTTCTGGGCGACCTGACGTTCACGGCCACGGGCCTTGTGACGCCTTGGTCATCGCCCGCCTCAACCCCCGAAACTTGGACGGCCTCAACGCCGACCCCCGAAACATGGACCCCCGCTAGTCCGACTAGCGAGACCTGGAGCTAACGCCTCATGGCCGACACGCTGACCACGAACTACTCATGGACCAAGCCGGAAGTCGGCGCTTCGTCCGATACCTGGGGAACCAAGCTCAATACCGATCTGGACAGCATCGACACGACCGTCAAGGCGGTGTCGGACGCTGCTACGGCTGCCGCTGCAACGGCCAATCTGGCGCTCCCGACTGCCTACATGACGGGTCAGGTTGTGATGACGGGCCGGTCAAGCGCCCCCACGGGCTGGCTGGAGTGCAACGGGGCTGCGGTATCGCGGGCGACCTATGCGGCGCTCTTTACGGCTATCAGCACGACATGGGGCGTCGGGGACGGTTCCACGACGTTCAACCTGCCCGACATGCGCGGCTATTTCCCGCGCGGCTATGACAACGGGCGGGGCGTTGATGCCGGGCGCGTTCTGGCATCGAACCAGTCGGACGCGTTCGCGGCGCACACTCACTCAATCACCGCCGGGACCGGATCGTCAGGGCCGACTACAAACATATCTGTGGACACCGGCAACTCCTCCGCTCCCAAAACAACCGGCTCGGCGGGCGGGGCGGCGGAAACGCGCCCGGTCAACGTCGCGCTGATCTTCCTGATCAAGACCTAGACCGATGCTCGTTCCGCTGGAGTTCCCGCCCGGCATCAAACGCGGCGGGACCGAGTATCAGAGCAAGGGCCGCTATTTTGATTGCAGCTTGATGCGGTTTTTCGGAGGCACGATTCAGCCGGTTGGCGGCTGGCGGACCCGCTCGTCATCGGCGGTGTCGGGCGTAGCCCGCTGCATGATCGTCTATTCCGAAAACGACGGCGACGCCATTATCGGCATCGGGACCAATACCAAGCTCTACGCGATGGACCGGGCGGGAACGCTGACGGACATCACCCCGGCGGGCTACACGACGGGCCCGGCTGACGCCACGACGGCGGGGGGTTACGGGACTTCCACCTACGGAAGCGGCTCCTATGGCACGCCCCGGCCTGACACGACCAACATCACCCCGGCGGCGGTCTGGGCGCTCGATAGCTGGGGGCAGTATCTGGTCGGCGTTCTGGCGAACGACGGCGATATCGTTGAGTGGCAGGGCAATACGGCCTCAGACGCGGCGACCATCACCAATTCTCCGACCGCAAGCGCCATCGTAGTTACGGATGACCGTTTCCTGTTCGCGCTTGGGGCCGGTGGCAATCCCCGAAACGTCGCGTGGTCCGATCAGGGCGTCAATACGACCTGGGTAGCGTCGGCGACCAATCAGGCGGGTAGCCAGAACCTGCAAACGTCCGGCAAGCTGATGTGCGGTCGTCGGGTTCGGGGCGGCACGCTGCTGTTTACCGATGTTGACGTGCATCTGGCGACCTATACCGGCCCGCCGTTTGTTCACTCGATTGAGCGGGTGGGCTCTGACTGCGGGGTGGTGTCGCGTCAGGCCCCTATCGTGGTCAACGGCGAAGCCTACTGGATGGGCGTAAACGGGTTCTTTCACTTCAACGGCTACGTTCAGGCGCTGCCTTCGGAAGTAGACGACTACGTTTTTTCGAACATCAACCGGGTGCAGATCAGCAAGGTTCAGGCGTTCAACAACAGCGCATACAAAGAGATTTGGTGGCTCTATCCGTCGTCGGCTTCGACCGAAATTGACCGGTATGTGATCTACAATTACGGCGAGGGTCACTGGAACATCGGGGCGCTTTCCCGGCTGTGCGCCTTTGACCGGGGCGTTTTACAATATCCCCTGATGATCGACGCATCGGGGTACGTCTACGAGCATGAGGTCGGCTTGGCCTATAGCTCGGCGGATATCTACATCGAGAGCGGCCCGCTGGAATTTGGGGTGGGCGATAACGTGGCCTGCGCGCGGTATCTCTATCCCGATGAGGCGACGCAAGGCGATGTGACCGCGACGTTTTTCACGAAGTTCTATCCGAACGGCGATGAGTCCTCGTTTGGGCCGTACACGGCGGCAACGCCGACCGACGTTCGCTTTACCGGGCGTCAGGTCAGGGTCAGGTACGACGTGGTGAGCCCGGAAGGATGCCGCGTGGGCGTTAATCGGGTTGAAGCTGTGCCCGGTGGTCTTCGATGAAGCTCCCCCGCCCGGCCCCGACCTATGATGTGCGCGACCAGGCCGAACACCGCGCCGCGACGGAACGGGCTATCAACAGCACGCACAAGCGCGGTGATGACGTGGAAGTCTCGCCGGGCCGTCTGATCATCAAGAGCCCCAACGGCAACCGCTGGTCAATCACGGTCAGCAACGCCGGGGCGGTGTCGGCGACGGCGCTGTAGGGGGTAACTGAAGCCTTCCGTTACCCCCCTGAAGCCTTCCGTTACCCCCCACCTCGCCAAGGTGGGGGGTGGGCAGGTGGGGGGTGTCTGAAGCCTTCCCGCACCCCCTGAAGCCTTCCCGCCCCTTGACAACACCGGAGAACCGTAGGTGCAAAACGAGTGGGAACGCTGCGCGCCGTGGATCGAAGCGGCGCTGGAACACGCCCACGGCTCGCACAATCTCGACGACGTTTACGAGATGGTCATGGACGGCGAGTGCCAGTTCTGGCCCGGCAAGCGGTCGGCGTCGGTGACGCAGATACAGGTTTTCCCCCGTCTGAGGCGGATGCACATGTGGTTGTGCGGCGGGGACATGACCGAGATTCTGGACATGCTCCCAAGCGCGGAAGCCTACGGCGCGGCGCGGGGCTGCACACAATTCACAACGGCGGGGCGACCCGGCTGGGACAAGGTTATGCGACCGCACGGATATGAGCCGGCGTATCGCGTTTGCATGAAGGAGATATAGGCATGGGCGCTTCGACGACCACGACGAGAAAAGAGAAGCTCGACCCCCGGCTTGAGGCGACGCTTTACGGTCGGGTCAACGACGCCCGGCAGTTCGCGGAAAACACGCCCTACAGCCCGCTCTCGCCGGACCAAATCCGCCAGTATGAGAACCCATACACGCAGGACGTAGTAGACGCGACCATCTCGGACATGGACCGTTATCGGCGGATCGAGAACGTCGATAACAGCGCGCGGGCCTCGATGGGCGGCGCATGGGGCGGGGCGCGTCATGGCGTTCTCGACGCTGAAACGCAAATGAACTCGGAGCGCAATCTGGCGGGCATCCTTGGCGGCCTCCGCTCGCAGGGCTACGACCACGCCGTTTCGACGGCAAGCGATGAAAACCGCGCCAAATACAACTGGCTGCTCGGCCTGCAACAGCTTCAAAACCAGTCGGTCGGCATGATCCCGAAATACGGCACGACCAAAGAGACTGGCACGAGCAACGGCGGTATCGGCGGCATCCTGCAAGCTGGTCTCGGGGTCGCTTCGATGATTCCGGGGTTTGGCATCCCGGCGATGTTGGGTGGCGCCGCGCTTCATGCCGGTATGCGGAACTAGACCATGAACAGCCCGCACAGCCTCTTGCAAAGCCTGCTGCCCGAAATCAAGCGCAACCCGCAGATTCTGGGCATCCTCGCTCAGAGCATGGGCGGCGGCGCTCAAGGCGTGGGCGGCATCCTTGGCGGTCAGCCGCCACAGGCGCTCGCTGGCGGCCCTCCGATGCGTCAGGCCCCCCAGCCTATGCCACAGGCTCAACCGGCTCCCATGACCGCCTCCGCGCCCCGTATGGGCCAAGGCGGCCCGCGAGCAAGCGGCTGGCGTGACATGGCCCGGCTTCTGGCGGCGGGCATCGGCGACTATCGCGGCGGAAACGATCTCGCCATGTTGCGGGATGAGTGGACGAAGCGGGATGCGGCGGGTCCGGCGGCGGCGCGTCAACAGGAGCTGATGACGGCGGCGCGGGCGAGCATTACGGACCCCCGCGAGTGGTCGGTGTTTCTTGCCGACCCGGAAGCGTGGGCCAAGTCTCGCGCGAAGGGCTATGAGCCCTTGGTGGTGGCGCAAGATTCGTCCGTCTTCAACGAGCGCGGTTTCCAGCGCCCCGATCCCGTGGATTACACCATGAAGCCGGGTGAAGTGCGCTTTGGCGGCCAAAACAACCGAGTCGTGGCGTCCGCGCCCTTTGCGCCGGATATTGTCACGACCAAGCCGGGAGAAACCGCAACGCTTGTTACGAAGGGACGCGGCGCGCCCTCAGTTGATGACATTTTCGGCGCGCTGGTCCAGCAGGAAAGCGGTGGCCTCCCCGGCGCTATCGGACCGCAAACCCCATACGGCCAAGCGCAGGGTGCATCGCAAATGCTCCCGCAGACGGCGCAGGCGATGGCGACAAAGCTGAACCTTCCTTGGCGGCCCGATCTGATGACGGGAACAACCCCTGAGGCGGAACAGTATCAACTCGCCCTTGGCCGTGCCTACTTTGACGAGGGGATGCAGAAATACGGCGGCGACCCCGAAAAGGCGCTGATGTATTATCACGGCGGCCCTGATGAGAGCCTGTGGGGACCGAAGACCCGGGAATACGCTAGCGCCGTGATGGCGCGGGCTGGTGGGCCGTCCTCGCAAGTTGTCGCAACCGGCGGCCCGCGTCAGGGCTGGACGACTGACCCCACAGGGCGTTTTCAGATCAGCCCGGACGGCAAGCGCGAGGCGCTTCCGGGCATCACCATGCCACCCAAGCTCCAAGCGGCTGAAGACGAAGACCTCGCCGTTATCGAGTCAGCGACCGGCATCAACAGCCTTATGGGTAACTACCAGACCCAAATCGAAGACGGCTCCATGAATCTTGGGCCGGTCGAAAATGCATGGTCTCCGGTGGCGCGCTGGGCTGGCAAGGCGTCGCCGAATGACATTGCGGTCGGCTCGTTCAAGGCTGGTCTGGAAAGGATGCGGAACGACTCCCTCCGGCTCAACAAGGGGATGCAGACCGAAGGGGACGCTCAACGGGCGTGGAATGAACTTCTCACCAACACCAATGACGAGAATTTCGTTTTGCAGCGCCTGAAGGAGATTCAGGCGATCAACAAGCGGGCCGTGGAGATCAGAAAGGCCGCGATTGCCCTGCGTCGGCAGCGTAGCGGCCTGCCACCTTTGGACGATGTTTCTGCCTTTGAGGCCCCTACGCAATTCCCTCAAGTTGGCGACCAATCCTCGCCACCCCCAGCGCCCGCGCCCACGCCCCGCACGGGGGCCGGGGAACCCGCCGCTACACGCGGCGCTCCCCGCACTGGCAAGTCCGATCCGTTCCCCGGCGTCAAAGATGGGGCCGTCGTGAGACAGGGCGGGAAGCGGTATCGTCGCCAAGGCAATCAAATGGTGGAGGTTCCCTAGTGCCGTTTGATCCCAACAAGCCATTCGAGGTTGAAGGTGCGGGCGGCGGCTTTGATCCCAGCAAGCCGTTCACGGCGGACGCTCCAGCTGCACCGACCAAGGGAACCCCAAGGCTTAAGGGCTCC